CAGTAAGTTGTTGCAGATCAGCGCAGGTGCAGCGTACACAGACGGGCGTGAGGTTGTTGAGTTCGACTGCTCTCCACGGTTAAACGTGCTCATGGAGGTGTTAGAAGAAACAAAACGCAAGCTGTTAATCTTCGCTCCGTTCAGGCACAGCATCGACACCATACACGCGTACCTCACCAAGCATGGTATAGCTAACGAGTTGATACACGGTGACGTGTCACCAAAAAAGAGAACAGATATATTCCGGCGCTTTCAGACTGAAGATGATCCGCGTGTGCTCGTCATACAGCCACAAGCCGCTTCACACGGCGTGACGTTGACTGCGGCAGACACCGTTATCTTCTGGGGTCCAGTGATGTCCGTTGAGACTTATAAACAGTGTATCGCTCGATCAGATCGTATTGGACAAGACTCAACCAAAGTTACGGTGATACATCTGCAAGGCAGTGAGATTGAGCGCAAGATGTTTAGGATGTTGGAAGAGCGCGTTGAGGACCACGCGTTGTTGATAAAACTTTATGAAGAGGAGCTTGCACGATGAAACAAAGCATGTATAATTCTTGACATAACAAAAGGAGAGTTGATATGGACACTATACCAATGAACAAATTGGCGCGTGTGTATCTCAAGATACGCACACGGATTCAGGAGCTTACGAAACAATACGAGTCTGAAGTTGAAGATCTCAAAGCGCAGCAAGATGAGGTTAAAGCTGCGATGAAAGATCAGCTTATGGCACTCGGCAGTAAATCGGTGAAAACCGATCAAGGCACTGTGATCTTGACGACCAAGACACGGTACTTCACGCAGGACTGGGATGCTTTCAAAACCTTCGTGGTGGAGAACGATGCGCTTGATCTTTATGAAAAGCGTATTCATCAAACCAACATGGCTAAGTTTTTGGAAGATAACCCTTCGCTTGTACCCCCCGGTTTGAACTCGGATAAAGAGTTCGACATCTCTGTAAGGAAACCAACGAAATGAGTAACGTTACTGTTTTTAATCCATCCAAAGCACCCTCGTTTGCTAAGACAGGGGAGCTGTCAACAATCGCTAAGTCACTTACGGGTGGCAACGGTGGAATGTCTGGCAAGAACATCTCCATCAAAGGCGGTGTGTTTCGTTTGATCAGTGATGGTAAAGAGATTGCAGCCATCGATGACCGTCATCTTGATGTTGTGGTTGTTGCTGCTGCCCCCAAGGTAGGCCGCACGTTTTACATGGGCAAGTACGAAGAAGGCAAGACAACGTCCCCCTCGTGCTGGTCAGCAGACGGTGATAAGCCAGACGCTTCAATTGTATCACCACAACACGCTAACTGTGCTGACTGCCCACAAAACATTCAGGGCAGCGGTGAGGGCAACAGTCGTGCATGTCGCTTTTCACAACGTATTGCTGTGGTGCTCGCGAACGATATGAAGGGCGATCCGCTTGCGCTGTCTTTACCTGCCACAAGTATTTTTGGTAAAGACGAAGGGGGTAACATGCCGCTCCAAGCCTACGCTCGTTGGCTTGCTGCACAGAGCATCAATCCTGAGCATGTTGTAACGCGTTTGCGCTTTGATACCAAAGCTGCTGTACCCAAGCTGTTCTTTAAAGCTATGCGCTGGTTGACGGACGATGAGTTCGAGGACGTGACAGAAAAGATGGAAGCTGAGGCGACAAAGAAGATGGTGGTGATGTCTTTCAGCGCACCTCAACAACAAGTCGCTGCTCCCGCATTAGAAGGCACTAGACCAAAGGCTGCTGCCAAGAAGAAAGAAGTTGTGGAAGAATCGGATGACAGCGAGCCAGAAGTCCGTAAAGAGACAGCCCCTACTAACGCAGTACCCAAGAAGTCTGGGATTGCTGCTACTGTAGATGCTTGGGACACTGACGACTAATTAACAGGGGGCGCAAGCCCCTTTACACACTATGCCCTATTCTGAACGAACTAAAAATTCAGTGAAGCATGCCCCCCGTACCCTTGGCTCAAGGCTAGGGCGGTGGGCTATTCACAGAGACTTTTCTGTATTACGTATTTCCAAATTCACAGGCGCAACACGACAGACGGTTTATAACTGGATGTCTGGTGTGGAGGTTACACCTGCGTATCGGTCACGCGTACAGGAACTTATCAACATACTCGAACGACAGCCAACAGCAGAACATGCGTGGAGACATATATGCGAAACATACCCCCAACAAGTATGACCAACGAAGAACTTATGAAACACCTTGATCTTGAAGTTACGTTTGATAAGGTTTCTTCTGAATATTTTGAGGAGTTCTTAAAGCGTATGCGTGAGGTCATGGACTTACAAATGGAGAAAGCAAGCAAACCAAAAGACGACCGCCAGTTATCCCTGTTCTGATCTGTGGAGTTCCCATGCAACCGCAAGAGTTCTTGGCGGCGGTGCTCCCATCGACGGGTGTTTACTGTGTAGCCGAGCTGACATCAAAAAAGAAAGAGCATGTTTTTGCAACAAACTTAGGAGAGTTTCAGCATGTCGTAGACGCGTGGGTTAAGGACAAGAAGGACGTTTACTTTGCATTGGCTACCTTCAAAGAAGAGGGTAACCGCACTGCCAAGAACGCTGAGTACATCCGCGCTGCCTTTCTGGACTTGGACGGTTATGAGACTAAGCGAGCTGCTGCTGAAGCGCTCGATGTGTTTCTTGAAAAGACTGACCTAGCACAACTTGGACAACCACTTGTTGTTGACTCAGGTGGAGGGCTTCACGTGTATTGGCCGTTCACGGTTGATATACCTATTGATCAGTGGAAACCTGTTGCAGAGAACTTAAAGAGACTCTGCGCTCAGGAGAACATGAAGATTGATAACACCGTGACGGCTGATGCAGCGCGTGTCTTGCGCATACCGGGGACGGTTAACTTTAAGCCTAAGTACCCCAAGCCTCGCGCTGTACGCATCATGGTGGAGGCTAACCCTCAAGCGTTTGAGTTTGAGTTGTTTTCCCAAGCACTTGTTAAGAAGTTAAATGGACATGCCTATAACCCCTTACTGGCGCAGAAGATTGAGATCGAGGGCGAACGCCCCAAGCGAGACAACTCAGCCACAACGGTTAAGCTTCTCGACAATCTTCAAAGCGATTTCAAAGTTCTTTGGATTAAAACGATTGAAGGCTCTGGTTGCAAACAACTTGAGTACTACAAAGAGCATGCCGCCGACGACGGCATGGAACCGCTATGGCGCGGACTACTCTCTTGGACTTCGCGTTGTACAGATGGAGATGAATATGCAACGCGCCTTTCGGAGATGCACCCGTATGACGAAGATCGTATGCGGCAGAAGCTGCGAGAGATTAAAGGCCCGTATCCGTGCATCAAGATGGATAGCGAGAATCCGGGCGTTTGTACAAAGTGCCCGCACTGGGGGAAGATAACCAACCCACTCATCTTGTGCAGGACTGTAGCTACAGACAACACTGAGAAACAATTTGAAGTACATCAGGAAGAAGAAACCCTACCTGCGGTTTACACGCGTCCTGCACCCCCACGGGGGTTTAGTTACGGTGCGAAGGGTGGCATCTTTGTAGACAAGACGCTTGAAGATGACCAAGGCAATAAGTCCAAGAAGTCAGTGATGATCCTGCCCTTCACGCTTTTTGCGGTGGACATACTGAAACAGCCAACGGGCGAGCACATTGTTCACATGATTGCTGAACGTGACGATGATTACCATGACGTGTTACTGAATCAAAAGTCTGTTGTCAGTAAAGATGAAACGGTTAAGACGCTTGCTGCACAAAACATCATTGCATCGTTTGGGTCAGGTAATGACAAGAACTTGTTTGAGTATGTGCGTGGCTGTGTTGAGAACGCGAGCGTCTTAAAGACCCCGATTGTTATCCCATCGAACTACGGGTGGCAGAGCTTTGATCGACTAATCGAAGGACGCAACACGCCGTTTGTTTACAGCGGTGGTGTGTACCAGAACGGGGAGATGCGCAAAGTCCCCATGCCAGATCTTCAAAACATCACCAACAGCATGCGCTCGATGGGCACACTAGATGGTTGGAAAAATGTTGTACAGGTGCTGATTGATAAAGGTCTAGATGAAATGCTGGCTGTGATGTGCGTGGGGCTTGGCTCTCCGTTCATGGCGTTCAGTAAGTTGTCAGGAATGACTTATCACTTGGGTTCAACAGAGTCAGGCACAGGTAAGACACTTGCATTACGTCTTGCTGCCAGCGTGTGGGGGCACCCCGACCACTTCCGTGTCAGCCGATCAACGTCTGATGTAGCGATGGTTCACCATGCAGGTATGTTGGGTGCACTGCCGCTGATCTCTGATGAGATCACAGTAAAGAACAGGCGTGACTTTGAATGGTTCCCTGCCATGATCTTTGATATTAGTGAGGGTAAGGGTAAAGACCGTATGGAGTCAGGCGCAAACAAAGAACGCTTGAACACGACGATCTGGTCACTGCTTGCACTGATGGCTTCCAACACACACGTTGTGGACTACATGACAGGTAACCGCAAGCACTCCTCAGAGGGTGAGCTGCGTCGAGTTCTGGAGTTAACGCTCTCTGACATTCTGACATGGGACGACCATGAGCGTGAGGCTATTGTGTCGCTGTCTCAAAACTATGGTGTGGTTGGTCCGCTCTATGCACAGTGGCTGTCTCAAAATGCGATGGAGGCATTGAAGCTGTACAAGAAG